TGATTTAAACCTGCATAAACTGATTCACCACCTTGATAGTTTACACCTAAATTATCACCATTTTTTGTAGTAAATACAAAATCTTCAACTTCACAAGGCAAAGATTTAACTGTACCATCATAAATAAAAAAACCACCAGACTCACCCATCCAATAAACAGCTCCATTTACATATTTAATAGAATGCTGTCCTATGGCTCCACAATTAGAACCAACTTGTCTTATTGAAAAAGTAAATGGTGGACCTACAAACTGCATTACATATGCAGCATTATCAGTTACGATTAAAATGTAATCTTTACCTTTTACTGCTCCCACTATTTTTGTACCTGAGTCTAATCTAAAAGTACCAGCTGTATTAACTGAGGTTGGTGTATAGTCACTTATATTTTCTTGGTCTGAAAATCTTATAAACATTTTGTCTTGAGTTTCTGGAGTCCCAATTGTTGTTTCAGTTCCCAACATTATTAAATGTCTATCTCTATCAGATACGATAGACATTACAGAAGTTGAAGGTGCATTTGAAATAACCACAGCCCTTGTTGTCAAAGCACTTGGGTTACTGTTAATTGGATTCCATTCAAAAGATTGGCCATTTTTAATCGTTGCTATAAGTTTTTCTCCAAAATTATCTAAAGACCATGATGCCGGATCTTGTGTTAAAGTTTGAGATAATGATGCATCTCCCCAACCAGTAAATACTTCAACTCCTGACCCATCTGCGTGTGCAGATCTTGTGCCTGCAGCAGCTCTTGTAATACCAGTAAGATCATTACTAGATATCCCTGTATAAGATATAAACTCAGCTCCAACTTTAATAGTCCCTGACGTAGGAAATCCTGATGTGGATGCAAGTGTAATAGAAGTTCCTGACCCTCCAGTGCCCGCGGTATCATCTAACAGTGCTCCATTTAAGGTGCTGAATACTTGTTGACCACCACCCCATAGTCCTGTTCCCCAACCAAACCCATATGTAAAACCTAGAGCACCAGGTTTAATATAAGGATTTACAGTTGCTGATCCAGATCCGTTGACCGTTGTTCCTGCTGCGCTAGCCATGGTGATAGTAAATTCATCACTGTTAGGAACTGTTATTACTTGAAAAGTATTAGTTTCAAAATCTGAAGCAACATAACCTGCACCTGTTGGTGGTGTTACTGACGTAAAGGTGAATAAGTCTCCTGGCTCTAAGGCATGTGCTGGTTTATTTACAGTAACTGTAGCTGATGTATTGACAGTATCAAAAGTGCATCCTGTTAAAGCTGTTCCCAAAGGGGTAATATCAAACAAAGCTCCTTCATAATAAATAACTAAAAGTTTGTTAGTCCCTATTGCTGCATATCTTCTTCCATCAAGATCCGCCCAAATAAATTGTTCTCTTGCAGAACCTGCTAAAGTTCCACTTACTATTTGTTCCCAACCACCTATTTTTTCTGGTAGTCCGTATCTAAACCTTACAAAATCACCATCAGTCCACCGACCTTCAGCTCCAGTCTGTGTTACTTGTTTGTTAAACCCAGGGCGTAATTCTACTTTTGTTAATGGCATAAGGCATTATACCTTATCTAGTAAGGTTTTTAAACATCCTTGGGTTTAGTAGATTTGATGTCCATAAATTCCTGAGACTGTAAACTACTTGTTTCATCATCCAAATTTGTTGTTAAATCAACTACTATTTTAATTAATGTGTTACTAAAATGTTTTACAAATTCTGGACTTAAGTGAAGTTTTTTATATTTGACTAACACTTCAATCTCTTTGTCATTAAATACCAAATCGCATGAACCATCTTTTTTTTGATTAAAAATCATAATACGAATTTTGTACCCCAAAAGATTCTTTTATCCATATGAAATTCTGCATTTGGACCATTTTTATCTACATAATGAAGAAAGAGTTGTATATTATGGTCTCCTTGAAACTCTTCTCTCCAATGTTCTGATTCACAACCTAAATAAATACAAGCATCACCTGGGTTCAAATCAATAGGATTACCATCAACAAATATAGGCCATTCTGTTTTATCATTTGAAATACATACTGTTACACTTATCTCACATGAGTGTCTATCCATGTGTTTAGGTAAATTTTGATATTTTGTATAAAGTCTCCAAAAACTATAAGTAGGTAAAAGTTCAAGGCCACACTCTTTAATCATAAAATCTTTTTTATTTATAAGTATTGATTCCATGACTGGATCTCCATAAAAACCTTGTCCCCAATCTGTTTCGTATTCAAAATTATCAATACTTATTCTTGATTTTATATCACAATAAGTTTGAAGAACTTTTAATTCATCTTTAGCTAAAAAATTTTTTATTTTTTTGTATTTAAAATCTTTTTTTATCTTGACCAACATACAACTGAATACCTTTCCCCTTTTGTAATTGGAGACACAGAATGTGGATACAAAAAATTACTTGGCCATAATATCATTCTATTTTTAATTTTCTCTACTTTTAAAACTTGTTTTTCATTAGGAAATCTAAATAATAAATCTCCTCCTTCATAATCATCATTAATAAAAAAAATACAACTTATTGTTCTTGGAATAGTTGTAGCACTGTCAACATGAAATTTATAATGACCCCCTTTTGTGTATTTAAGTATTTGAATGTCAACTAATTCAATACCTATATGTAAATTTAAAAATTCAATATAATTTTTTAGAGCTTTTTTAAAATAACATGCAAAAAAATTTGTCCAATATAATTGTGTATAATCTTTAGTTTTCAAATTTTCCATTTCCCAAATTTTAACATTTCTTACATCTTTATCTAAAGATAATTGTTTATCATTAACAATAATACCATCCTTAAATTTTTCATGGTTTTTACAAACTTTTGTAAGAATTTTTAATTGATCTTCATTAATATAATTGTCCATAATTTTAATGTAACTGTGTAAACCGTTTTTTATTTCCATGATTTTTTTTTCCAAAACTTTTTTTTATAATTATCTATTACATATTTAACTAAAAAGAATTCAATTTCATCTTTCTTTTTTTTATTTGTTTTTTTTATATTCATTTTCCACCTATCTCTTTTAAAAGGAATTACCTGCACGTATGGTGTACCTATTTTTATAGTTGTTTTTAAAGAAGGATATTTGTCGCCATTAAAAACTAACGGAAAATTAATTTCAGAAGTAAAAGAATCTGTATCTACAATACCAGGAACAATTTCAAATCTATCATCTTTATTATTCATTGGTGAGGTGAAAAGACATGAATAACCTGGAGGTGTTTTAATAGTCCAAGGATTTAAAATTTTATGAAGTGGTAAATTTTTATTTTTTTCAAGTATAGGGCTTTTACCAAGTTGATAAGTTTCATGATATTCACCAACTGTTTCATAATTAAGATTTATATTTTGACTTAATTTTGTTCTTAGTCTGTTTGCACATATTACACCTGTTGCTTTTTTACCATCAATTTCTAGATTGTGTTCTATGTAATAATCAGTAGGCATTTTAAGAAGATAACCCGCAGTCATAGCGTCAAGGAAAGGCATGCATCCTTTTACTGTCTTATGGCCATTTACATGTTGTAATGATTTTTCTTTATACCAATCAGGTATATTTAATTTAATTGGACAAGGTAACAAATCTTGATTATTTTTTATGTATTCTTCAGGAGCAATGAACTCAATTACATTTTCGAACATGCCCTACATTACAAATATTAAGGTATTTGTAAAGGACTAACGTATGTAATTGAATTATCTTCACAATATTCTTCCCAAGTTTTTGTCATTGGGTAAGTTATTGTGCTAGTATCAAAACCTTCTAAAAGAGTTTTGTAAGAAGAAATTGCACCATATAAAGATTTATCTTCATTACCCGCACTTATGAATTGATCTATTTTAAAAATGACGTTTGAATGATAACTTTGCAAAGAAGCTTCATCATTGTAAATGTTTGGATCTTCTACATGTTCAAAATCTGTAACTGTAACTGTATCACCTGAAACTGATGCACCAGCAGTTTGTTTTTTTACTCTATTAAAATCATTATCTGTAACTTCTTTAACCACATAATGATTAGTTATAGGTAATGAATTTTTATCAGCCTCAGTAGCTGCTATTGAATGTAAAGTACCGTCTGAATGAAATATAAAATAAGCCATAATTAATTACCATTATCAAAGACCACTAAACCACCCGCACTGCCTGGTTGTCCTGATCCACCTCCATTTGGTGTTCTTGTTTGTGCTCCCAATCCTCTTTCATCTCCAAAAATATAAGTTCTTACTGGAAGGTTTTGCGTTGCTCCCGGTGCACTTCCTGCGTTTCCTGGAGAACCATTTTGCGCTGGCTGTCTTCCACCTTGACCACCGTTACCACCATTTACAGTCAATAAAGAACCTAATGTTGTTTGTCCTCCTGCTTGACCAGAGTTTCCTGTAGGGTTTGATTGGTTCCCTCCAGAACCTCCTCCTCCAACTGCAAAGGCAAATCCTGTGCTTGCTTGTATAGAACCTTGATAGAAACCAAAACCACCTTGACCACCAGTTCCAGATTGTGATGTAGGTCCTGCTCCACCTGCTCCCCCTCCGCCTGCAAAAGCGTAGGCATAAAATTTTGAAGCATTACCAGGTGAAGTATAAGTTCCACTTGCAGGTCCACCTTTAATTAAGTTTGGAACAAAAGCTCCGTCACCACCAGCTCCTGATGAAGCAGCGGTCAAACGTCCTTGTGCATCAACTGTTATATTTGCAGTTGTGTAAGATCCTGCAGAAACAGGTGTATTAGCTAATTGATCAGAACCAACAGCATCGTCTGCAATCAAAGCAGTCGTAATAGCATCGTCAGCAATAGCTGCAGTAACTACAGCATCATCAGCAATTTTGGCTGAAGTAATAGCATCGTCTGCTATTTGTGAAGTTGCAACAGTGCCTGAAATATTTGCAGCAGCCACAGTGCCTCCTAAAGTATCTAAAGAAATTTCTTTTAGATTAGTTCCATCTGAATATGCTGCGTAAATTTTTGCTTGGTCTAAAGTAAATCCTGTTCCTGATGCAGTTTTAATTGTAAGGTTAGTTGGATTTGTCAAACCTGTTGCATCAAAAATATAAAATTTTTCGATTGAATCTGGTATTGTACAAACTGTGCTCGCTGCAATTGTTGCAGTTGCAAATTTAATAACTAAATTTCTTGCATTTGACAAAGCACCGTCAGACATTACAAGTGCTAATGTTCCACCACTTGATAAAGTTACTTGTTCAAATCCTGCTACAGCTTGCTGTACTAAATTTAAGTTTGTATTTGTTTTATCACCCCATGTACCAGCGTTTTCACCGGTTACCATAAGTTCTAGTTTTAGGTCAC